CCATCTGCCTAAGAAGTTCTTCAACTAGTTCTTCAGCAGTGTCAACAGGAGCAGCCCATTTCTCCGGAGTCCATTGAGTCTTTTTTACAGTACCTTTTTGAGAGAGCTTCTTACGACGTTCATCAGTCTTTTGGACAGAGGCATCATGCCGAGCTCTTATACCCCGAGCACCTTTCGGATTGGATGCAGAAGCCACTAAAATAGCAAGTGAGAGGTATTGATTGTATTTTGCCTCTTCATCCAACATTCTATTTAATGTTATCCAACTCTCCTGGCAGACATTCAATCCTATACTATTTGTACCCGGAATACCTGTAAGTTCCTCACAATTAGGGAACCTATTCCCTACAAGGCGCCATCTTCTCCGCGATTGCCCTGTATAACTAAATCCTTCAAGAAAATGTGTTGAATCATAATAGATTTTTCTTAATTCATTAAGTTCTATTAATATCGTTGAACGTAACTTACTAGGCATTCCAGAAAAAAGATCATAAATAGCTGCGTACTCATCATCTCTTTTTTTTAGAATACATCGACCATCAATTGATAAAAGACTGAATATCAGGAAATTTAAATTAAACCTATTCGTATAACTCTCTTCATCTGGACTTCCAGTATATATCTTAATTAGATCATACTCTTTTTCATTTACGGTCTTAAAAACAAAAAGTTTCCCTACCATTTTGAGGCTCACAGTTAGGAAACCCTTGTAAATAAGATCCGATAAAGCCTGATATGCTTCTTTCTTTTCCATTATTTATTTATAGCTTTACTCTCAGTTTCTGCCATGTGATAATTACGGGCTTCTGCCTCTTTCTTGACCTGCTCATTCATCTTTTCAGTTTCAGTAAGTTCAATAGATTGCTCAGGCTCTTCTATTTTACGGAAATTTCTCTTTTCTTCATCTTCTGTTGGTGCTTCTGACACACTGAATTTTTTAAATTTTGCATCCTTAAGTACCTTAGATTCCATCTCTTTTGCCATATCACTGAAAGCATCAAAAAGTAAATCGATTAGTGTCTGCGGCCAATCTGATAAGAAATCCATCATGAAGATGAATTTTGATTTGGTGACGGGATTCCCTTCAGCATCTTTTGTGTTAATCTCTTTCTTATCTCCCAATTCAATTTCATTCATTTTCTTTATAGAATGAGCCAGTGTATGTCTCTTTAAAGAATCAATATACTTATGCTCTTCGACATCTTTACAGCCTTCAAGGACAAAGCCCTCTTCCTCTGAGGTCAAAGGTTCTATTTCAAAATGTAGGCCGGCTTCCTTAAGGTCCACATCTCTCCGAGGAGAAAAATTCTCCTTAATTTTTTTTAAAATATCAGAAAAATCCATAAAAAATCACTCCTTTTTTATCTTTATCCAGAAAATTTTTAAGCAAAAAGTGAAGAATATTTCCGAGGAAATTTCAGAAGAATTTCAGAGGTTTTTATCTTATCTTATTTAGAGAATCTTATCTATTATCTGAATTTAAATTTATGGGGCTCCTATATAAGGAACCCCATTGTATCCTCAGGAATAACTTACTAATTACCCTATTGGCGTAAATCTTGTCGAACGAGCAGGATTAGTATCCAGTATTGAGTAAGGCTCAATATCAGAAACAGTGTTCGGATACAGACCTGGTCCGGCTAATATGTCTGACACATTAATCGTGACAGTTTCCTGCACGAGAGCCGCATCAGAGGCATACGATACCGAATAATCTGATATCCAACATGCTTCAAAAAAAGTCAAAACTGCATACTGTCTATAAATTCCTTTATCAGCATCAGTCGGGAATTGGGATACATCACTTACATTTTGAGCAACACTGCCGTCAGTATTCTCGGCAGCAATACCACTAAACACAACTTCTTGACGTATATCAAAAGGCCAACGGTGATGCTTCAACGATCTTGCAATACCATCAACACCAGCTTTATATCCAAACACCTGGAATACATTAGATAAATATAGAGCAGTCCTCGTAACTGATATTGTCATAGGATCAGTTACAGAAGGTACGAGCTCGGCTATTTGGTCTCCAAAACCTATACCCCTCACAGGTTCAATTGTCCTTGCTTCAGACGGATCAAAAGTAGCTATAACACCGATCTGTACTAATTGACCAGTCGCATTATATGCAAATATTCGGTTTTTAGAGCTAATAACCGATAGGGTATTTGGCGTTACACCTTGTCTGAAAATATAGCTATCAACATCTCTAGCCATGAAATACCTCCTTTATCTAATTCAATTTTAATCAAAATGTGTACACTAAACCACCAAATCTTTGTAATAATACTGTCTTGTTATAAGACACGGGAAAATTATCACTCCATTTAGTTCTTAATGTGATACAGTTAGCTTTTAAACTTCGCACAGAACCTACTATGGTACCCCTTGTTCTATGACTGGATTTTACTAAATCATAGTGGCGTAAACCTTTTTTTTCTGTACAAGTCTTAGATGGATTAGACTCCCAAATCTTTGCCCTTTTCGGTTTAATTTGGTACTCTATTCCAACCAATTTATTACTCTCAACTATTGCACAAGCATCATGGCTATGTCTTTTAGTAAGATCAAGTTCAAGTCTTACTTGCTTGGTGATATAGCCAAACGTGACTTCATATACCATACCTAACTTATGAATTTGATCATGTAAATATTCTTTTCCAATTTCAACTAAAGAGAAAAATTTACCATAAGATTTTTTTGCATGATTAAAAAAAACTTCCTCAACCTTTACTTTCTTGATATTGAGCCTTTTTCTTAAATCATTTATAACTCTGATAATACAATCCTTTTTTTGCCTAATGCTCGGAACAATTTTAGATTTAATTCTGTTATTAAACTTTGGTTGACTATTTCTCAATCTAAAACGTCTAGCTCTGCGATAATTTCTCCGTTCTTCTACTTTCCTGCTTACATCCTGTCGATGGTTAAGTTGAGCATGAAATACTATTTCATTTGTTTTAACATTTTTAACAGCAATACCAACATACTTAGCTCCATCATCTACACCGACTTCAAATTCACCTATTGGATAACTCACTTTTCGATTGAGTTGAATGGTGAAGGGAACGACTTGTTTAACCACGGCTTTACCTTGATCGAGTAATTGTCTTGCTCGTCTTGGCTTAGTAGGTAAACAAGGTCTACTTTCACTATCAATTACAAAGACTTTCATCAAAAAGCCTCATTTAAGAGGAAACTAAATAGTTATTGTTGTCCTCGGCCATGTCGCCAACGGATTATTCAGAACTGGACACATTCTGACGTCCTAAATGTTGACTGACGTAGTTGGACATTTCACCCAAACAGCAGGGCTTAATTACCGACTTAACCTCAGAGCTTCTCAAATATGATTTGATTTTCATGGATTCTTTCAATTCCAATAAATTCCATTAGCTGTTATAAGCTCCTTAAAAGGTTATTATCTTTGAAAAAATTTATTTAAAAAGTTGATCTAACGTCGCTGATTCCTCAGGAGATAGATCGCCTATGTCTTCAGGCATTAAATAACTTGCAGCCATTTCGATCCCAAGAATTTCAGTATTAACAAGAGTAGGCTCTGTAGCTTCCTTCTCTTCTTCTGCTTCCTTAGTCTCTACTGGTTTCTCATCAGCCTTTTTCTCTTTGGCTTTTACTTCTTCCTCTTCTACAGGAACTTTTTCTTCCTTAGCTTCCTTATCTTTATTCATAGGACATTCAGGAGAATCTTTCATAGGACCTGTACCATCAGGAATACCGGGGCCTTTTTTCTTTCCGGCCTCTTTCTCTTTTTCTACTTCATCATCTTTAGCAGGGTCACTTTCAGAAGTTTTCTTCTTCTTAGCCTCTACTTCTTCTTTTTCTTCATCATCAGACTTACAAGCAGCCTTTTTATCACCTACAACATCGGCAATAAGGGCTCTCTTCACTGCTTCGGAAGCTTTCTTTGACCAAGCATCCAGATCAACCTGAGGAGTCTCCTCAGCCGCTTCTATGATCTCCTTAACTTCATCAGCTTTCTTTTTCTCTTTCTTAAAGTCAGGATTTTTTACTACCTCACCTTTATCATCCTTCATAAGCCAAGGCGGTAATCCTTTTCCAGCCTCAACCATACGCGACTCCAGTTCTTCATCACTCATCTTAGCAACGGCATAAGCCATTGTTCTTAAATCCTTCGCTATAGGATCACTCTCTTGAAATGTCTGAGAGAGAATGTCCATACCTGCTATTAAAGTTTTGCGATCCATTGAAGATGCCTCACTTTCATTTGACATTTTATTTTTCGGTGGATAAAAATCAGAATTGTTTCTCTGATCCCCATAAGTCTTTAATGACTCAGCCTTTGCTTGCTCATAAGATTGATTCTTAAGAATTTCCTCAGGCCTGAAATACATACGACGTTCAATAGGTACTACAGTAGGGTCGAAAAGAAATTCCAATATATTGTTTGCTATTTTTTTCCTTTTTTCTAAATCCATCGGTTACTCCCTTTATGAGAGGAAGGGACCATAGTCCCTCCCCCTTGCCTCCCTTATAATTAGACACTGCTTCGTAAGTTAAACGTAATTACGATCCACAACAGTGGGAATACCGGACTGTAATAAGCAACAACATTAACGATTGTCGGATCATTTGCATCCTGCTCAGCTTTTACACCTGTGTAAGCTGTAATTATTGAAGCCTGCTGTAAAGCTGAAAGATATGATTTAAGCGTCTGCTCAATTTCGGAAATTCTCTGAGTCAGAAGTTTTGATCCGATATAAGGATTCAGATTAGCACGAGCACCGCGCTGTATAAAATCCTTCGTCCTTATAATCGAGGGCGTCCTGGTTAAAACCGATGAGACATCCGTTGTCAGAGCGAATTTAATCTGAATTTCTGCAGGTTGTTCTTCAAGCAATGTAAGACCAGCATTTGCTGTTTGAGCAGCTGTTACTGAATCCATTCTCCTGAATAGACGGGTAAAACCTACAATAGGTTTACGAGTCATAGGCTCAGCTACATCAAACGCCGGAGAAGTGTCTCTTCCGGTTACTGCAGCAGCAAGCATCTCTCCACCAACAAGATATTCGACACTCTGACCAAGCTCATCCGTAAGAGTTATGACTCCTCCATCAGGATAGATACCGATCATTCTCTCTGAATTCATCGATCTGGCATAGACTTGAGCAGTCTCCGGACTTGTATTAGTAGCAAATCCAAAATAAGAGTAATGCTCATTAGCATAACGAATACCCGACTGTCTCGTATTTGATGTCTTAAGATAAGACAGTACTGACGCCGATGTTGTGACAGGTTCCATCACAGTAGGACGGATACCACCTTCCATTGGCTCATTGAAATAATCGATACCATCTATGTATCTTGAATCAGGAGCGTCATCCCCACCTGCGGTCTTCTCAATCTGTAATAATGCTACTATCTGAGCACCATTCAAGAAGGCCAGGTGAGCTGCAAGTCCCAATTTATTCCGAACACTCAAACTGCCTGTATCTGCCAGAACATTTTTTTCCTGGGTGTACAGTTTAGCTTTTGTTAATCCCTCAGAATCGAACTGTTTTGCCTCTGTAAAAGAGACATAGTAGAAATCCCCGATACTCGGTTCATTCCCTGACAAATTATATGTGTTTATGAGGGCTGTATCTCCAACACCAACATCAGTAGTATTTGCAACTGTAACTCTGATTCCAGGAACAGCTCTTGTAGGAGCAGCATCTGCTGTGAAAGTAGGAGAACTTGTATAACCCAATTTGTCTCCTATCTGATAAACAACCATGGCACCTTCATTTATAGTTACCCTGAATCCTGTCTTATTATCTCTATAAGTCTGGTTCACATATCCTGTATTATCTCCTGCAGAACCTGTACCACTTGAATCAGATGACCACACGTAGTAACGAGTGGCATCAAGAAACTCAAGATAGATAGTCTCAGCCACTGCAAATCCAGGCATAACCTGTGCATCACTATTACCCGATCCTGTACCATTCGGATAAGTCACATTCTCTGCAGCAAAATCCGGATCACCAACTGTGGTATCAGCTGTAGACCATAGACAATCCATTGCAATACCCGTATCCTCACCTACTAAAGTGTATTCACCCGTACCTGCAATACCAGCAACTGAGCAAGTCAGTGTCCAGGCATCATCAGGAAGAAGATTAGTATACTGAGTAACATAAACACTTTCACCAACTGCAGGAGGTGTTGCAAGAAGAACAGTCCTGGCTGTACCATTAAGCTGTAAAGCATCTACAACTGTGGCATCTGTTGGAGAAGTTCCATGATAACAAGTAACAAGATCAGGATTATCTGTCTGATAACCAAGACCCTGCCCACTTACCGGAATGCCTTCAAGAGTAAATGTTGCATTAGTACCATCAACAGTACCTGTCATAGGTCTCCTGAAAGTACGATTATCAAAAAGTGTCCCAGTAATCTGAGTATCATCAAAATACTCTGTAGCGATTGTGTGCTGACCGGAAGCAATATTGAAGGAGTGACCCCAGTTAATTGTACTGAAGACTCCGGTAGTGTCTACAACAAAATCCGTATTAACGATAAAATCAGAAGTACCAGGAGCATAACCAATTTTAGTTACTGCCTCTACATAAGGAGAAGGAAGAATATCAGCGGTGTCTGGCCATTCATTTGAATAATAAGTAACGGCCACTGTCTGAGCTATAGTCGGAGCCACTGCCAGAGTAATCTGACCTGAATCTCCATCTACAGCGGAAACTGTCACAGCTGTACCATTAACTTTAACTGTAACATGAGTTGGGTCTGTTGTTGTTATACCACCATTATCTCCCTGAACAATAGGAACATAATGTGTTCGGAAAATCACACGAGTACCATCAACTTGGTCTGTGAGATTCTCATCCGTATGAAGTGTGTCTGTACGACTGAAGTAGTAAGTACATAATACTTCTGATCCAGTGCGAGGAATATTTACTAAATAAATTTCTCCAGTCTCTCCATCCACCGATGAAACAGGTACCGGTTCAGCATCCACGTAAACAATGACCTTATTAGGGTCATCTGTTACTGTACCAGTTCCATTCCCGCTTACTATAGGGAAATATGAAACTGTGAAATTACGATTAGTACCGCTTAACTGGCTGGAGACATTCTCTCTAACGATCTTATTATCTGCTATTGAAGATGATCCGCGAATCATCTCATAATTGTTGACAGGTATATTTTCCTCACCAACTCCTATGAAAGCGGGGACGCGAATATCGCCGGAAGCCGTAACAAGGGGTGCCTCGTTCAGTGTCTGAGTGTACACATTCGGAAACGAAAAACTATCAAAAGGTCCGAGCGCCATTTTTAACCTCCAAAAGGTATATTGTTATACATTTTGCATTATTTTCGATTTAAATCTTATCCAGATCTGTTAAATCTTATCTTTTATTTTATCTGAGGTTA